TCGGCTCTACGCGGGGCCGTGGCCGGTCGTCGCTCACCCACCGTGCAATGTCTGGTGCCAGCTCGCCTCGGTCAATCAGGCGCGGTGGGGGCGGATGATCGGTGATGACGGTGGCACGTTCGCCGCCGCGCTGGCCGCCGTGCGCCGGTTCGGTGGTGTGCTCGAGCACCCGGCCTACTCGCTGGCGTGGCAACGGTACGCGCTGCCGGTACCGACGACCGGCGGTTGGACGCAGGCGCTGGACGATCCCGGCATGAGCACCGAGGTGTGTCAGGCCGCGTACGGTCACGCCGCCCGCAAACGGACATGGTTGTACGCGGTGGGTGTCGATCCGGTGGCGCTCGACTGGCGCGAGGTGCGAGGCCGGGCGGTCGTCGGTGCTGGCGTCAACTCGGGTGAGTGTGTCGGGCGGCCACGCCTCGAGCGCGAGGTACGCACCCCGCCAGCGTTCCGCGATGTCCTGATCCGCCTGGCCGCGTCCGCGCGCCCCTGATCACTACTTGCAGCGTGCAAGTACACGTAGCATCGGTGTCGTGCCTGGTGGTCGACCCCAACTGCCGGTGCCGGCGCACGGCACCCGCGCCCGGTATGGGTCTCGCACACACCCATGCCGGTGCGAGGCGTGTCGTGCGGCCAATGCCGGGTATCAGGCTGCGTACCGGGGGCAGGCGGCCCCGCCGCCCACCGTGGGCCGCCGTGCCCACCCCGGCCAGCTCGAGCTACCCCCTGGGGGGGTCTACGAGTACGTCGGGCTACCCGGTCGTGGCTAGGCCGGCATACCGCGAGCGTGGCCACCGGGCGGCCAGGGCGATGGCCCCGACGATCGTGGTGTGTCCGACCCACGGCACCCAACCGACCGACATCGACCACGTGCCACCGCTGGCGCTGCACGACCACCACCCCGGTTCGGGCTGCTGCGTCGAACGTGTCCGCTGTCGGCCGTGCAACCGTGGTGCCGGCGCGGCGATCGCCGCGGCCCGCCGCCGCGTCACGCGTAACGCTGGCAGTCGGCGGTGGTGACCGCGACCATGCAGCCGCGATGCATGATCATGCGCGTCGTGACTCGCGAATCGCGAGTCACGAGCGATCGCCGGTTCTTTGACGGTGGGCCGAGGACAGCCACCGAGTCCGCAGTCTCTCTCCGGCGGGGGGCGTGGGCCGGAGTATGCAGTTACCCGCTGCATGACCATGCACCGGCGGCTGCATGACGGCCGGCCAGGGCGCCCTGTTCCGGCCCGATCGGCGCCGATCCGGCCGGACGCGGGCCGGCTGGGATACGACCGTGCGGGCGCTGCGCGATACCGGCCGGCTCGAGCCGATCGACGAGGCGATCATCAAACTGGGCCGTGTCGTGGCCGACGAACTCGACGAGGCCTGCCACGACCTCGACGAATCCCGGTTCACGCGCAACGCCCTGGCCAAGACCATGCTGCAAGTCATCGTCCAACTCCGCGACCAGACCAGGCCAGATGTCGACTCTCTCTCAATCGAGGACCTGTTCGCCTCTATGGGCGACGCCGCGGACGCAACGTCCGAGTGACGGCCGCGTCGCGCTGCAATGCGCGCTCGCACTGAACCGGCCGCTGATCCCCTGGCAACGCCACGTCGCCATGGTGGCCGGCGAACGCGACCCCGACACCGGCCGCCTGGCCTACTCCACCGTCGTGGTGATCGCCCCGCGCCGCGCCGGCAAGTCGCTGCTGATGTTGACGGCCGGGCTGGCCAACATGCGGACGCGCAACGCCCGCGGCCTGTACTGCTCGGCGCACCGGGAGGCCGCGGCGCGCATGTGGCGCGACGACTGGTTCCCGACGCTCGAGGATGCGCCGCTCGGCCGGTTCACCCGCCTGATCTGGGGCAACGGACAGGAGGCCGTCAAGTGGCGGCCTGGTCTCGGGCCGTCCTCGTTCCGGTTGATCGCCGCGTCGGGTTCCGCGATCCGTTCCGCGGCGTCGCGTCTGTTGATCATCGACGAGGCCCGCGACATCAACCCCGAACGTGGCGCCGACCTCGAGGGCGCCGCGTTCCCGACCAGGGCGACGATCCGCGGCGGCGCCCAAACGTGGATCCTGTCGTCGGCCGGCGATGCGTCCGCCCTGTGGCTGGCCCGCTGGCGTGACATGGGCCGCGCCGCGGTGGCCGCGGGCAAGACCAACCGGCTGGCGTACTTCGAGTACGCCGCGCCGCCGGATGCCGACCCTGACGACGAGGCGACGTGGTGGGCGGCGCATCCCGGTCTCGGCCATCAGGTCGACCTCGAGGCGTTGCGCGATGACCACGAGGTGATGACCGCCGACCAGTTCCGATGCGAGTACCTCGGCTGGTGGCCCGAGACGCTGGCCGACTCCACCCTGATCGACGCGTGGACCGCGGCGCCGACCACCGCCGAGCTGGGCGATCCGGTGGTGTTCGCCGTGGAGGTGGACGAGGACCGCGCCACCGCGGCGATCGTCGCCGTGGGCGTCGACCCCGACGGCCGCCTGGCGGTGGAGTTGGTCGAACACCGGCCGCACGGTCCGTGGGTGGCGCCGCGCGTCGCGGAGCTGTGCGAGCGGTGGTCGCCGCTGGCGCTCGGATGGGATGCCGGTGGCCCCGCCGCCGCGCTGGCCCCCGAGTTCGCGGACGTCCCGACCCGTCTGGTGCCGCTCGGTACCCGCGACACCACCGCCGCCGCCGGGGCGTTCTACGACGCGGTGGTACACGCCGGCGCGGTCGCCCGCGTCCCCCACCCCGATCTCGACGCCGCGGTGGTCGCCGCCCGCCGCCGCCGCTCAGCCGGCGCCTGGCTGTTCGATCGCCGCTCCCCCGGCGCCGGCCCCCTGATCGCCGCCACGATCGCCGCATGGATACGCCGCCACAACGGCACCCCACCCGCGATCGGCTGACAAACTCCTTGAGCTAGGTTGTGGAGTTATGAGTAAGCCGAAAAACAAGACCATCACCATCGAAGTCACCGTCGAAGACATCGAACAGGCGATCCCTGCCGACTCCGGTCACTGCGCTATCTCCGATGCGATCAGTCGCCAGATCCCAGGGGCGTCGAAGGTATCGACCGATCTGCAAACGATCCGCTGGTCGGATCGTGAGAAGGGCGTCCGCTACGTGTACTTGACTCCACGGGTCGCTCAAGCCCTTTTGCTCGACTTCGACCAGGGAGAGCGCGAGTACTGCCAACCGCTGACGTTCCGACTCACCACCCCAGCGCAGATCATTCCGATCACCACCAAAAAGAACGCACCGTCCTCGAGGGCCGAGCGTGACGCAGCGCGGGTCAAGCGCGAGACCATCCGGGCGCAGATCGAAACGAAGATCGCCGCCGGCGAGGCGCTGACCAGCGACGAGAAACGGCGAGTGGCCGCGTACAAGACCAACGATGCCAAGGCCGCGCAGCGCGCCGCCGCGGCGCCGGAGCGGCCAACACGTACAGGCCCCCGAGTGGTGGTTGGTGTTGACACCACCACCGACGAGGCGTTCGTTGAGGGAGGCCAAGCGCCGCTGCTCGGCGCACTCGCCCACGGACAAGGCCGCGTCCGCCGCTTCGGAGTGAAAGCCGCCGGTTCACCCAAGTCCGCTACACCGTGAGCCGATGGCCACCGCAAACCGGGCGCCACGTTGCCGTCTGAGCGCCTCGGAGCGGTCGGGATGGGTGCTGGTAGCCGGTAATGCGTTATAGACGCCGTGGCGGCGCCTGACGCACCCTGTCGTGCGTATGCCTGGTCGTCGCCGCGCCGCTCGAGCGGCTGAGCGTGAACGGGTGGCCGGCAACGTCAGGTTGGGCCGCCTGATTCAAGACGCGATCGATCAGCGCACCGGTCTCGGGGATCTGGACATCTTCGAACTCCCGATCGTGGTGGCCTGCCGCGATCTGATCGCCAACACGATCGGTCAGCTCCCCCTGGTCAACTACCGGGCGAATCTGCCGACCGACACGCAACCGCCGATCGTGATGCGCCCCGATCCGTGCGAGACCCGCCGAGACACCATGGTCCGCCTGGTCAACCAGTTGACCGGCCCCGGCTACGTGTGGGTGTTCCCGACCACCTGGTACGCCGACGAGGTCACCCCGTCAACGGTGCGGGTGGTCGACGCCGGGGAGGCCCACGGCATCTGGTCGGCCCGCGGTGAACTCACCGACGTGATCTGGGAAGGCGTCCACTACGACCCCGCCATGGGTGAGGTGCATTTGATCCGGTGGCGGATCCCGAACTCGGGGGCGCCGGCCGATTGCGGCCCGATCGGCGGTTGCCGCCGCGCCGTGGAGTACCTGGCCGCGTTGTGGCAGATGGCCGGTTCGTTCTGGGAGGCCGGGTTCCCGTCGGTCGCGGTGATGATCGAACAGGCGTTGACGTCCACCCAACGCCAGGAAGTCAAAGAAGCCGTGATGGCGTCATGGACCCGCCGCCACGAACCGGCGGTGGTCGACCGCAACGGCCGCCTCGAGGCGATCGGCGCCTCACCGCTCGAGGCCCAGTTGGTCGAATCGATCGCGTCGGCCAACGCCGAGGTGGCCCGCGTGTTCGGGGTGATGCCGTCGCTGGTCAACGTCGCGTCGGCCGGCTCGCTGACCTACTCGACCACCGAGGCCGAACTCCGCAAATGGTTGGCGCTCGGTCTCGGCGCGTTCATGACCCCCATCGAGTCGTGCTGGACCGATCTGCGCCCGTTCGGCCAAACCGTCCAGTTCGACACGTCGCGCCTGTTGCGCACCGACCTGATGCAGCGGTACAGCGCGTATTCGATCGGGATCGACCGGTGGTTGACCGCCCCCGAGATTCGTGCCGCCGAAGGTCTGGCCTGGCCGCCGCCGGTGCCGCTGGCCAACACCGGGCCGGAGATGTCCACGTTGGACACTGCGCCGGCCGCCCCGCCTGTTTCCCCGTTCACCGACCCGACTGGAGTCTCCGCATGAACCATCCCCGACCCGCCGCCCGCGCCGCCGTGGCCCTGGAGGCCGCCTGGCATACCGTCGGCCGCCGCGCCGCGGTCGACGATGCCGGCGACCTCACCTTGTCGGCGCGGATCGTGCCGTGGAACACCGCGGCGCGTGTCACCGACGACGGCCACCGGTTCTACACCGAGACCTGGCAACCCGGCTCGCTGATCCCTGACGAGCGCGTCGTGCTGTACGACGGCCACAACCCCGGCGCCGCCGACCTCGGTGCCGGCGCCGGGCGGCGCACCCCGATCGGCCGTGTCGACACCCACCACGACGACACCGACGGCCACTACGCGGTGCTGCACCTGGCCAACACGACCCGCGGCCGCGACGTCTACGAGCTGGCCCGCACGCTCGGGTTCGTGGACGTGTCGCTCGAGGCCGACGTCCCGCCGTCCGAAGGTGACACGGTGGTCCGTTCCGCGGCGGCGCCGGTGCGCCTGACCGGTGTCGCCATCGTCCTGCCCCCGTATCAGGGGGCGTTCGCCGGTGCGGTCGCCACCGCGGCCCGCGCCGACGGCGACGGCCCCGACGACGACGAGGACGACGAGGACGAGGACGAGACCCGCCGCGCCGAACGGCCCGCCGATCCGGCCGAGGGCGACACCGGCGGCCGGGCGTCGGTCGCGGAGATGGTCCGTACCGAGATGGCCCGCTACTCGTCGGCCAACCGCCGCGGCCGGGGCGCCGCGCCGCACCCGCTGGCCGTGTTCGATTCGTTCGACGCGTTGCACCATGCGGCGCGCACCGGCCGCGCCCGTGACACCGCGGCCCTGTCGCGGCAGTTCACGGAGGCGTACAACGCCCACCGGCGCATCGAAACCGCGGCGCGCACCGTGGCCGGCCGCGTGTGGGTCGACCAGATCACCACCGACAACCCCGGCCTGATCCCGCCCGCGTGGATCACAGAGGTGTTCGGGATCATCGACCGGGGTCGGGCCGGGATCACCGCGCTCGGCGGCCCCCGCTCCCCCGGCGACTCCGGCATGGACGTCTCCTGGCCGTACTACGACGGCGACCTGACCACGATCGTCGCGGTGCAGACCGCCGAGAAGACCGAGATCAACTCGGTGAAGGTGTCGTTCAAGCGGGCGACCGAGCCCCTGCGGACATTCGCGGGCGGTTCGGACGTGAGCTACCAGCTCCAACGCCGGTCGTCGCCCGCCTACATGGCCCTGTATGACCGCATCCTCCAGCTGGCCTACGGGATCACCACGGAGACCGCGTTCGACACCGACATCGTGGCCAAGGCGTCCGGCGCGCATATTCCGCTCGAGCTGGGCGACGACGCCGACGGTTCCGCGACGTCCGCCGCGCTGTTCGCCGCGTCGTCGCGTGTCAAGACCGCCACCGGTGCCGGCGCCTCCGCCGCGCTGGCCGCCCCTGACGTGTTCGCCGCGCTCGGCGGTAAGTCCTGGCTGCAAGCACCGCAGTACGGGACGACGAACGTTCCCGGCACCACCTCGGCCGCGACGTTGCGGATCAACATCTCCGGTCTCGAGGTGGTCGAAGCGGTCGGGATGGCCGCCGGCAAGATGGTGGTCACGAACGACCAGGCCGCGTCGTGGTTGGAGGCCGGCCCGTATCTGGCCACCGCCGAGGACGTCGCCAAGCTGGGCACCGACGTCGCCATTTGGGGGATGGGCGCGACCGGTGCGTTCCTGCCCGCCGGGATCGTCGTGATCGACGTCGACCTCACCGTCACCCCGCCGGTCGCCGCCCGGTCGACGTCGAAGTAGCACGGGTGGCCGCCCCGGAGTACACGACACCCGCGCTGGTCCTCGAGCGGTTGCGGATGACGGACACGTCGATCGACGCGTCGTACGTGACGTTGTGCACCGCGGCGGCCAACGCGCTGGTGGACGTCCACCTCGAGCAACCGGCCGACGCCCCGTTGGTCGCCCCGTTCCCGGAGCTGGTCGTGCGGGCGGCCACCGGGGTGGCGATGCGCATCTACCGGTTCCGTGACACCGAAACGAATCTGGACGAGGCGTGGGGACCGGAGGGCGTCGCGGTGTCGTTGCCGCGTGACCCGCTGGCCGGCTACGTCGACATGCTCGCCCCGTACCGGCCGGGCGCGGCGTGGGCGCCGGCATGAGCAACCTGTACGACGAACGCGACGTGATCGCCGGAAAGCTGAGGGCCGCGGGTGTCGCCGCGGTCACCGTCGACCGCACCATGGCGCCGCCGCGGGTGTTCGTCGGCATGCCGACCGGTAACGGCGAGAACGTCGGTTTGGGGGCGTGGCGGTGCGACTATCCGATCACCGTCACCGCGCTGCAACCCGGCGACGAGGTGGCGGCGCGGTGGCTGTTGGATCAGGTGGAGCTGATCCTCAGGACGCTCGGCCTATCCGCGTTCGACAAGATCACCACCGGCGATGACGAACTTCCCGCCTACCGGATGACGGCCCGCCGCGACGTCACCAACCCCGACTGTTAGGAGCACCCTGCCATGGCCCGCACCGCCATCATCCTCAACCACCCCGAAGTCACGTTCGCTGACACACAGGCCGGTCTGGCCACGTCCGCGACGTTCGAATGCCAGCTGATCTCCGCGGTGATCACCCCGGCGCCGGTGTACAACACGATCCCGGCGACCGGTTGCGCCGGCGCCACCCAATCCCCCGGCCGCACCGGGTTCTCCCTGGACCTGACCTGGCTGACCGACTGGGGGGCGACCGACTCGCTGTCACAGTTCGCGTGGGATAACGACGGCAAGGCCGTCTGGTTCCGGTTCACCGACGACGGCAGCGCCGCGGCCGGCGCGGCGTCCACCGCCGAAGGGCAGGCCTATGTGGCCGCCGGGGGGTTCGGTGGCACGTTCGGGGATGGGTCGGCGGCGCAGACGACCGCGTCGTGGCCGTGTGTCGACAAACCGACGATTGCCGCGTCCGTCGTCACCGTCGCCGCCGACGCTCCGGCCTGACCGGCCGTGGCCACCTCGGTGGCGGCCCGCCTCACCCAGCTGGCCGCCCGGCTCGGTGAGATCGATCAGGTGATCGTCAGGGTGGCCGGCGACATCGTGGTGGAGCAGTTGACCCGCCAGCTCGCCGCCGACACCGGCGGGGACCAGGCCCTGTCCGGGTTTCGTGGTGGCCGCTACCGGCTCACGTTGCAGATCGACCCGCTGCGCAACCCGGCTGGTGTCCGCATCCGCCCCGCCGCCAAACAGTCCGGCATGTGGACCATCCTCGATTCGGGCCACCGCGGCGGCTACCAGGTGGCCGCCCGCCCCCGCCGCCGGCACAAGCGTGGCGTCAAGAAAGGCTCGAGCCGCGCCGCCGCGATGAACATCGGCGGCTGGCACGCCGGCCCGTTCACCGTCAAGCGGCCATCCCGCGGTCACCGCACCTGGTCCAAAGGGCGTGACGCCGGCATCTCGCGGGCCGTCGAAGCGGTGCGCCTCGAGCTGTCCAAGGTGGTGAACGGTGGCTGACGAAAAGCTTGTCATCGACATCACCGCCAAGGACGACGCGTCGAAGGTGATCGACCCGCTGGCCAAGAAGGTCGCCAACCTCGAGAACGCCGACGCCACCGTCGACATCACCGCCGACGCCGACAAGGCTGAGAACGACGTCGACACGTTCGCCAAGAAGCTGAACAAGCTGTCCGACGCCGACCAGGTGGTGGTGTTGGCGTTGCGCGCCGGCGCCGCCCAGTCGGAGCTGTCCGAGCTGGCGTTGGACCTGGCCAAGATCGACGCGGCCGATCCGAACATCGACGTCAAGTTGGCCCACTACGCCGACGTGGCCGCCGAACTCGACCAGCTCGAAAACAAGATGAAGGACATCGCCGCGACGTCGCCTGATCCGGACGTGAACGACGCGGTACGGAACCGGTTGAAGGGCATCGGGGAGGAGGCCGGCAAGACACAGGGCGCGGTGCATTCGATGGCCGGCAACGCGCTCGGGGATTTCGCCGCGACCACCTCGGGGATCGGGCCGCTCGGTGAGGCGATCGGCCAGCTGACCGAGATCGCCGCCGAAGGCGAAACGTCGATGAAGGGGTTGGCCACCGCCGGGTTGGGGATCGGCGCGGTGTCCGGCGCGCTGATCATCGTGCAGCTGGCGATGAAGTCGTTTGCGGACGCCGCGGAGCGCGCCGCGAAGATCAAGAAGTTCAACACCGACGACGTGGAGGCGTTCACCAAGGCGTTGAAAGAGGGCCGCGACGTCACCGACGACTACGTCGACCGGCTGCGCGAGATGGGTCACATCTCGGCCACCGTGATCCCCAACATCGGCACCCAGTGGGATAACGCACTCAAGAGCATCGTGGACATCACCCCCGCGTTGCGCGGCGCGAACATCTCGGCCAAGGAGTTCGCCGCCGGGGTGACCGGCACCGAACAGGATTTCGACCGGTTCGTCAAGGCGGTGCAAGCCACGAACCTGTCGCTCGAGCAGCAGCAGCTGATCATCTCGGCGGCCACTTCCGAGTACAACAACCTGACCACCGCGCAACGCAACGCCGACCAGTTCCACGACGTGTTCGGGGACCAGGCCAAACAGGTGACCCTGTTCAACCAGGCCACCGAGGACATGCGCAACAAGCTGACCGACGCCGACAAGGCCGCGTTCGGGCTGGGGACCCGGATCGGCAAGGCCGCCGACAAGACCCACGACCTCGAGGACGCCTACCGGGATCTGTCCGACCAGATTTCCAACGATCAAGCGATGATCGATCTGGCCGACCAGATCGACGCGGTGACCGAGGCCGGGAACACCGCGATCACCGCGCAGCACGAGGCCGACGAGGCCCGGCGCAAGGGCGCCAAGGACGCCACCGACCAGCAGCATGAGGCCGAACAGGCGATGCGCGACTACCAGACCGCGGTGAACCAGACCAAACAGGACATCATCAACCTGGCCGAACAGGCCAAGGTCTCCCCGGTCGAACTGAAAGCCACGCTGGACAAGGTCGACGCCGGTGATCTGGCCGGCGCCAAGGCCGACGCAGAGGCCTGGTCGAAACGCAACCCCGTCCAGCTCCAGGCCGAGCTGGACCTGACCAAGATCCTGAAGTCGATCCCGATCATCGGCGGGATCCTCAAAATCCAGCCGGGCGCGGCGACGACGACCAACAACTTCATCGCCGCGCCGGACGCCCGCCGTCAGGCCGCGGCGATGGCCCGCACCGCCCGCGTGAACGGCCGGTGAGCGGTGGCCGCCCCCGGCTATGACCCGTCAGGGTTCGTCGACACGAACCCGGCGACATGGCCGCAACCCATCCCCCCCGCGACCTTGTATCAGCCGGGGATGGCGTGGACGATGACCGCCGCCGGCACCGTCCAAGGCCAGACGTTGGCGATCGGGGATCTGTTGTTCGTCGTTCACCGTGACCGCCTGTTCGGTGATCTGACGTTCGGTGCCGGCATGTTCGGATCGACCCCCGGCCAGGACTGGACATCGGCGGACGTCCGGTTCGTTGCCTGGTACTCGTCCAACCCTCCGGAGGACCAGCCGCCCCTGCCGTACTCGGGATGCAAGTTCGGGGAGTCCGGCTGGTGGTTCATCATCGACTGTTGGTTCTCCGACGCGGAGCTGTCGCGCCGGTTCGGTGAGGGCACGTTCGGCTCCGACGTGTTCGGTGGCGGGGAACCGGCACCGACCAGATGGGTGGACATCACCGCCGGCTACACCGACGTGACGATCCGCCGCGGCAACCAGGACGGCGCCCCCGAAGTCGACGTCCCCGAAATCTCGTTCACGTGGTACGACCCGACGTTCACCCGTTTTGACGTGACGACCCCCGCCGGCTGGCATCTGCCGTTCGTCGGTCGCCCCATCCGCGTCTCGTTCTACGACGACCGGTGGGTGTGGCATCCGCGGATCGTCGGTGAAATCGAAAAGATCGTGGACCCGTCGATCTGGACCAGCTCGGGGGAACCGCGGTTCGTCACCGTCGACGCGTTCGGGCCGGCGATCGACCTGACCCGCACACTGCCCCAATGGCAACGCCCCGCAGAGAACGCATCCACCCGGTTCGCCGCCCTACTCGCCGCGGCCGGCTGGCGATACGGCGACGCCACCGTGGTCTACCCGCCCGATCAGGCGTTGACCGCCGACCTGCGCCCGCGTGACGTCGCCGCCCGCGCCGAAATCGACCGCACCGTCATCTCCGCCGGTTGGACGTTCGACACCGACCGGCGCGGCATGCCCCGCCTCAGGGTGTGGCCGCTCGAGCTGGGCGCGCCGGTCGCCGCGGTCGTCGACTGCCCCGACGGCGCCGGGGTGGTGGCCACGCTGATCACGTTCACCGCGGACGAGTCACAGATGCTCAACATCGTCACCGTGGGCAACCAGGCCGAACCACCGGTGATCGCCCAAACCGTCGACGACATCTCGGTGGCCACCTACGGCGGCAATGACAATGCGCTCGGGTTCCCGCAGCTCGGCCTGGCGTTCGCCTCGGCGCTCGAGGCGCAACGGATCACCGACCGCGTAGCGGTGCGCTACAGCCGGATCGTCACCCATGTCGAACCGATCGACGCCGACACCGCGGTGGACGCCGCCTGGCTGGCCGTGTTGGCCGACCTCGACACCGGCGAACACCTGACAGTGACCCGCACCCACCCGAACCGGTTCACGCTGGACGCGATCGTGGTCGGGTTGGACGAGACGATCACCCCCGACCGGCTCGAGGCCACCGTGTACACGACCACCACCACCCCGACCACCTAGGAGGCCGTGATGCCCTTCCCGCCGCCCGTCCTGCCGATCAACCGCACCGACGCCACCCCGCAACAGACCACCCATCCCGCCGACCACAACGCGATCAGCGCGGCGATCAATGACACCGTCGCGTGGTTGCAATCACCCACGTCGCGGTTCACCAAGTTCGCCGCGGGCGATCGTGGCGGCGCGTGGACCGCGACGCAACATGCCGGCATCCAGCAAGCCGCGGTGGCACTCAACACGTCGCGGGTCGACTGGGTACAGACCGCCGGCCGCCGCTACCTGGTCCTGGCGTCGTGCTGGTTCTCCAAGGCCGGCGCCGACGTGTCGTCACAGGTCGTCATGCAGATTCTCCGCGGTGACACGAGCGCGTTGATCGCCAACGTCCGCTCCTACTGCCTGGCGACGGGTGATGTGACGATCCACGCCCAAGCCGTCATCACGTCGACGACATCGGTACCGACGTTCGTCCAACTCCAAGCGTTGACCGGCGCCGGGTTCGTCAACGCCAACGAACGCACCATCCAAGTGATCGACATCGGCACCGGCGACGCCGCCTGACCCCGCACCACGAAAGGACCATCCACGATGGCTTACTCAGATCAAGCACTCCTGTCCGTTGACCCGGACTTCGTCAACCGGCTCGCCGCGTCCGCCGCGGTCGAAGTCGACCTTGCCGATCAGCAGCCGGTCGATTGGGCGGTACGCAACGTGTGGTTCATCGCCGCCGCGCCGGGGTTCGCGGACGACTACGCGTCGGCGATCGCCGCCGGTGTCCCCCGGCCGGGGAACGATCAGTCGGTGATTTCCGATGACGAGCTGCGCGCCGCCGTCCAAGCACACAACACGCCGGCATGACCGACGTCGCCCACGACGACGACGGCGACCAGGGTGACGGCCCCGACCGGTTGGACGACCGGCTGGACGACATCGGCCGGCTGGTCGACGCGCTGGCCGCCGATCACGACCTGACCAACCGGGCGTTGCGCCGGGTGATCGCCACCAGGCTGGTCGCCGCGACCGGCCGCGACGTGCTCGAGCGGCTCGCCGCCCTGTTGGACCGGATCGAACAGATATGAACGTCCGGCCGCGTACTGATTGGCAGAACCCGAACCAACCCGTCGTCGGACCGGCCATGGTCCTGTCGACCATCGATCTGGTCCCGGCGCACTACACCGCCGCGTCGTCGGTCCCGGCTGACACCGCGGCGTATCTGCGGTCGATCCAGAACGACTACACCGTCAACCGCGGCTATTCGATCGGCTACAACTTCGCCGTAGATCAGGCTGCGGTGGCGTGGGAGCTGCGCGGTTGGGATATCAAGTGCGCGGCGAACAAGGGCATGAATGAGGTCACGATTGCGATCTTGTGCCTGGTCAACGGCGCCGCGGCGATGACCCCGCCGATGGTCGCCGTGTTCAACGGCCTGGCCGCCGAGGCGCAACGGCGCACCGGCCGCTCCCTGTTGGTCGTCGGCCATCAGGACATCGGCGCCACCGCATGCCCCGGCGCCGGCATCCAAGGGCAGGTGGTCTCCGGTGTCCTGACCACCACCACGCCACCGCAACCGGAACCGATCCCACCGACCCCCGAACCCGAGGACGACGACATGGCCGCCACGTTCATCATCATCAACACCCAAACCGGACAGCCCGCGCTGGTCTACGGCGACGGCCGCCTCACCGGCCTGTCCGGCACCGACCTGGCCGCGTACGAGGCGCGGTTCGGGCCGGCGATCCCGACCGATCCGGTGGTGTTCACCGACATGGCCAACAAGGGCTAGGCCGAGTGTTCGCCGTTGACCTGGTGGTCGACGGCATCGCCGGTGTGTGTGTCGCGGTGTTCGGCTACGTGTTCGGCCGGTTCCACGCGGCGCGCAAGCACGGCACCTGGCCGCGTCACGTGCGGATCAACGTCGACGTTCGCCACGACGACGACCGGACATAACGTGGGCCGGTCACCCGCCCGCCCCGGTGGTGTTGACCAGGGGATTTGTGGCGGTCGCGACAGAATCCACGTTATGGGCGGCCAAACCGGCGGCCCAAAAACCCCGTGACCAGCGGTTACGCGTTACAACCGGAACGCACGTTCCAGCTCGGCGGCCCCCACGTGACCGCTCCACCGCCGTCCGTGTCCGGCACGGTGCTCCGAACGTGGCATGGTGCGACCATCCGCGACTGAGACCAGACGACCGCCTACGGTGCGCGCCACCTCCAACCGATTGCTGTCGGGCGGAGGTGGACTAGCTACCTATCCCGGTCGCTCAGTCCCGCGATGAAAGGACCGGTTCCGGGGTGGAACTTGCCGAGCACAGTACAACCACCGAGCGCACGGCGCCCGCATTGGTGCCCACGTGAACCGCGGAGCTGGCCGCGGACGCGGCCGTGACGGCAAGCCACCGAAGAAGAAGCGGACCGCGACCTACTGGGATCGGCTGACCACCCACGTCCGCCACCGGCTGAGATTCCACGAGCGGCGCCGCCACCAGGTCCAGATCCTCGCCCTGGTCGACAAGGTGATCCGGTTCCAACGCATCGGCCAGTGGTGCGAGATGAGTCAAGCGCAGATCGCCGCCGACCTCGGATGCCACGAACGGACCGTGCGCCGCTACGTCGCGGTGCTCCTCCACCTCGGTGTACTCGAGGTGATCGCCTCCCCCGCGGTGTACGACCCGACCACCGAAACGTGGTCCCGACCGCCCAACGTCTACCGGCTGAAATTCAGTCAAAAACCGCCCGCCGGCCCCGCGAACCCGCAGGTCACACCTACAGGACAGAAATGTCCTGTACTCCTTCAGTTCGTTTCACTCACTGATACTTCGTACCACCCACCGCCCGGCGACGACCCCGGCGACGACCCCCCACCGCACCTGGCCGGTGTCGAACCAGCGTTCACCGATCCGGCGAGCTGCGCCGCATGGATCGCCGCCCGCATCGGGCGGCCCCGAACCGCGATGGGAGCGACATGAACACCTGTATCAAGTGCGGCGCGTCATGCCGGCACGGCCGGTTCCGATGCGACGACTGCCAAACGATCGTCGAACGCCAGCGCGGTGAACCGCTACCACCACCGACGCTGATCACCGACCGGTTCAACCCGACGAAGAAGAGGCACACCCCCATGAGCGACGACCAGGACGTGATCACCAACCTGAACCGCATCGCCGCCGAACTCGACATCGACGGCGAACATGCCGCCGCGGCCGAGGTGCGCCGCAGCGCGGCCCGCATCGCGGAGACGTTGCGCCAGGTCACCGCGCTCAACGACGCGCTGAACCTATGAACAGGACAGAACGCATCGTCTGGGCCGCCTGGAACGCCCTACCGGACGACGAACCGCGACCGATCTACACCATCGCCGCGCAGCTCGAGATGGATCCGGCTGACGTCGCGTTCATCGTCTACCCGCCAGACCAGTTCGGCCGGTGGACCGACAAGGACGAACCATGACCCCCGCGTACAACCAACCCGCGCTCCCCTTCCTGACACCCGACCAGGCGGCCACACTCGAGGGCGCCCGCGCCGCGATCGAACGAGCACAACAGAAAGCATGGATGGCGCGCCGCAACGCCGAGGCCGACGAACTCGGCCGCATCGGGGACGAACTGATCGCCATGCTCGAGGCCAACGCCACCGCGATCCGCAACACCCGCTACCCATCCCAACCGAGGCCGTGATGTTGATTCCCGATGAAGTCGACCAGGTGCGGCGTCCCTCAGCGCCCGAAGGAGGGCGCCCGCTGCAATCGGCTGCGGCGCAGACCGCCGCCACGCTCGGGGGCGACCTGGCGCCGCTCGAGCACCCATCGATTCCCGATGAAGTCGACGAGCGACGAACTGTTCCCCGACGTCGGATGATTGCCGCGCTGTACGTAGAGGCGGGCGGCCCGTACTTCGGTCTGGACGCGGTCGACCCGTGGGATGCCGAGCGCGACGCTCGGCTCTACGCGGGCCCGTGGCCGGTCGTCGCGCACCCACCG